CCACTGATACACTAGTGTTGCACTTGAAATCCGAATCCAAAGTCGTCTGAAAAACGTTCGGGCAAAAACTGAACTGCTCCTAAGGTCTGGGACATTCATAAAAGCCTATTCATCAGACACTCTATATAAGCCGGGTTCTATATGTGACAGGACCCGGCTTTTCAATTTCGAACTGCAACGTTCCTGATTATAGGAATCCATATAATCCTCTATCTGTTTCATCAATTCATCCATCGTCAATTCCTATGCACGGCAAAGAACCCCGTCTTCATTACCGCAAAGAAGCCCCTGCATCGGCGCATTATTCCCAAAGTTCCCTTTGAGCAGCATCTCTTGGATAGAGGCTTAAGTACGAATCCCAATCAAGCATTATGTAAGCCGCCGCCGCCTTTTGCACTTTGTTACATTAACTTTTGCACTCGGTGCGTTTTAAAAGTTACGGCAGCTTTTGCACTATATCGAATAGTAGAATATAAGAAAAGCGACGGAACCGTCGCTTTTGTTTTTACCAGTTACATATGACCAGCTCGCCGCTTGTTTTACCGGTTTTGTCTCTGCCAACCGTATAGGCAAGCTCAAGCTGTGTGATGCGGAAGTCTTTGAACAACTCCCTTATATCAGAATGGTCATTGATAGATAGCATGAATTTGCCCTCGCTCTCCGCCATTGCTTTGGCCAGCAGCTCATACTGTGACCAATCGAATGCGTGGTCGTACCCTGCGGTTTGCCAGTACGGCGGGTCTGCGTAGAAGAAGGTATGCTCGCGGTCATATCGCTTGAAACAACGCTCCCACGGTTCATTTTCCACATAAACACCTTTTAAACGGTCTTTAGCAGCCTTTAATTTAGCTTCAATTTGCGACGCATCCCACGCTTTTGACGTGGTAGCCGTACCAAAATGTTGATGAACGGTCTTACCGCCGAAGGCGTTGTGTTGAAGGTAGAAGAACCGAGCGGCACGTTGTATATCGGTCATGCAATCAGGCGGCGTGCTTTGCAGGCGGGCAAATACTTCACGACTGGTCAACGTCCATTCGAATTGGCGGACGAACTCGTCAAAGTGGTGCTGTACCACACGGTAGAGATTGATGAGCTGTCCGTTGATGTCGTTAAGTACCTCTACTTTAGCAGGCGTTTGGCGCATAAAGAACAACGCTGCGCCACCTGAAAAAAGCTCAACATAACACGAATGCTCGGGGAACATGGGCAACAGGTGTTTTGCCAATCGGCGTTTGCCGCCCATCCAAGGGATAATCGGTAGAGTTTGTTGTGTTTTTTGCATCATATATATACTCCTAATTTACGGCATTCTGGACGCTCGAAACAGATTTAATATGATGCTCGACGGCACTCTGCTGATTTTTTAGTTACTGAATGAATTGATGTTTTTACAGCGTGCGCATTTGATTTGCACGTATCCGCTGCCTTTAGCAAGCAGTTTGCCGCAGTATTTGCAGCGCATTTCGCGGTAGATTTGCATTTGCACTCACTCCCATATCACGGATAGAATGCCTCGGTCTCTAGAGACTAAGGCGGCCTAGAAGTCAATGCAGGCATTATCTGCTTGGCTGGCGTAGCGGTGTTCCCGCACCGCTACGTCGCCGTCCCACTGATTTTTTCAATCTCCTTTCTAAGGTCGTCTGAAATTTCAGACGACCTTTTCTCTTAACTGATACCGTACTCAGTCATCAGTGCAGTGACTTTTTCGGCAACTTTGCTGATATCCCCCTGAACAAACTCAATACCTGCGCCGATAATGACATTACGTCCTAAATTCCCGGCATGATTCATACCGAAACGAATCTTGTTGAACGCTTTATCAGCACCTGCTTTGACAGGGATGACCGCAACGTACCACTTGTTGTACGAGTACACCTGAGTAGCGGAAATTGGCTTACCATCGATGGTCGTACCCTCGAATGAGCGCAACTTGAATCCCGCCTCTTCGTTTGTACTTACCAAGCCATTATTAATAATACTTCTATCGTTCAGGACGACTGCTGAGAACCCCGAACCCGCGGCGCCGCCCGAAAGCTGCTTGAACGGGAAAACAATCGCGGAATCAGACGAACCATCAGAAGTCAGCCCCTCAGACTCAATGAATCGAATACCTTTGCCCTCACCGGCAACCAAGGAACGCATGATTTTATGACCGTCATCTTCACCGAACGCACCAGCCCAGTCTAATGGCTCGCCGGCTCTTTCGGCATTATTCAAGGTTTTCAGCTTGGCCGTATTGTTGCTACCGACCGCCTCGGCTGCCGTTGCCGCCAATCCGTCAAACGTGAACTTGACGGAAGTCGTAGATTTGGCAGCAGGTGATTCGGCTGCCGTTTCAGTTTCTTTCGGCGGCGCAGCAGGCGGCTGAGTCGTAGGCTGACCATCTCCTTCCGCTTTAGGCGGCTGGGCAGGTGTCGTTGCCGCTGCCTGTTCCCCGCCTTCAGCCTTCGGAGAGTCGGCAGGTTTGGCAGGTTTAGTATCAGCCGCCGTGCCGTTATTCAGCTTGGCAACAGCCGCTGCAACGGCGGCATCAATAAGCGCCTGAACTTCAGTTTTCGTCAGTTTGACATTCGCCTCAGCAGTGCCTTTGGCAGTCGTAGTATTACGGAAAACATGGTCGGTAAATACCCCTGTTCGCTGATCCCATGTTTTATTGTTGTCGTGACAACAATCGGTATGCGTACCAGTTTGATAGAATCCCTGACTCGCTATACCGCTACGATGAACATAGGCGTAATCCGAGATATAAGGCTTCGCAGGCTTATCCCCCTTGGTATAAGGCGTCACATCCAAACGGTTGTCCCGAACGGTACAACCAGTCAGGTTGCCCGCTAAAAACTGGCGGGCATAGTTGCCGTCAGGGCCATTTCGAGCGGTGTTGTTCGCAAAATAGCTGCCATCGATTGTTCCGTATCTACTTTCTGCACCTATCAAGTAAGCATAAGTAGAGTCATTCACAAATCCTTCAAATACTGCACTGCTACCGCTTCCGGCTGGATCGACGGCCTCAATACTCAGACTTTTCGCATCGGAATATTTCGTACCGCTGGCGGTAATGCGAATACCCGTAATCACACCATTTTCAACCGTACAGGTTGCCGCCGCGCCGCGTGCACCTTCACCGCCGCCTGTAATCACAATCTTGGTATCCGCACTGTATCCGGTTCCGCCATTTTTAATAGCAATATTGCTCAAATAGCGGAGACCAAACGCCTCACCAAACGGCAGGGCAAAAGTACAGGAATTGTCCGAAATCGTGAATCGGTTGTGACCGAAATTACACGGCACGCCTCGCGGCGCGTAAATGCGGTTGTTTTGGACAGTGATATTGGCACGCAGCCACCACAAATCCTTATCTTTTCGGGCTTTTACCCCCGTTGCACCATTAATCAGGAAAATCCCATTCATGCCGCTGATAAACTCATTGTCTTTGATGACAATATTGGATTCCTGATATTTAAAGCTGCTATTGTCTGCGCGCCCACCCTTAGTGGTGTCTTGCGCGAAGGTTTCCTCGATGACGACACCCGTACCGTAGTAGAGGCATGAGCCGCTATTGCCGATAATTTGGATATTGTTGCCAGTATGTGCATCAGCAACTTTACGCGCAGCGAAACCGAAGTGGTTGTTGATGAAGCGGATACCAATTTGCGGCAGGTATCGGCTTGTCCACAACCAATAGCCCGGGTCAACGGTAACTTGACTGTTGTCGCGGGAATGCTCGACCGAAGCATCCGGATGTCCGACACGGCCTTGCAGACAGTTCATGCCCTCGACAGTAATGCCGACACCACGGACAACGCCAATGCCGCCGATATAGTTGTCAGACATGAAGCCGCCGTAAACCTTGCAGTCGTAGCAAACCATTTTCTCGCGGATTGCGGTATCAATATCGCCGCCACTAACGTCACGACAATCTCGGGTAGAATAAAGACCAAACTGTATTGCACTACCGGTCATCCCGCGAACATCAAAATCCCAGACGAACAAGTGGTAAACATCATAAATCAACCAGCCATTAGCCGAAGACCCACGCTGACCGCCGCTCCATTTACCCCACTTCTCAGATACGCTCCCGTCTTCCTGCGGGAATTCATTTTTCGTGCCGTCAGCGTTCCAATGGCCGCCAACGCCCAAATCAACTTTTCTTGACTGTTGACGTTCATATTCTTTGATTTTTGCCCATGTCAAATCATCAGGTTTTTTGACATCTTGCACCTGAGCAGCATTGTTACGGTAACGGGCGAGATCATGCATAAGACGAGTGGTATTAAAACCTAAGTCATACAACCCCTTGTCCGCATATCCATAGCCGATATGCGGGTTTTCGGGCGTCCAGCCATCAATCGGCGAGAACAACCCCTGACGCCCGCCGACATAGCCTTTTTCCATCCAACGGCGGGTACGGATAACACCGCCATGCATAATAACGTTACCTTCGCCGCCATCCATCTCGAACACGTTGACGCCAAAGGATTCGGCAATAAACATGACACCGCGGAAATCGAAGAAACAATTAGACTTATTGCGGATATAGATACACGGCTGCGCGCCGTCAATAGTCAGAGTCATACCTCCGACCGTGACTTTTCGACCGTCCGCACCAAAAACGTCAGGCTTATAACCCACATTTTTATCGACGCTGAAAACCGAACCCTGACGAGCGGTAATATATGACCCATTGGGGATACGGTCGATGTATTCGGTAACGGCACGGCTGATTACAGCAGCCTCGGTAGGAGTCTGTTTATTGGTTTTGAAGAAGCCAGACAAGACTTTTTCGCGCAATTCTTCAGTCAGCGCATCTTCCAGGTAGTACACGCCGCGCTCGACCGCCAGCTTCATACCTGTTTCGTGCTTGGCTTGCAACGTCGCCACTTTGGCAGCAGTCTCAACTTCGGATAGCGCGCTGTTTACAGCGGTTGCGATTTTGGCAGGAGCAGCCATTTCTTTCGCCTCAGCCGCATTATCCTTTGCCACCTTCGTATTTTTGGCAATCGCCGATAACGCTTTTTCTAAATTATTTAATTCTTTAGCCATTTGTTTCACCCAAGTCTTTCAGGATATCCGCCAACGCATCGTCGCTAACCCCACTATTGTCCGCCGCCGGTTGTGTTGGTGTAGGTTGTGCTGGTGTAGGTTGTGCTGGTGCAGGTTGTGCTGGTGCAGGTTGTGCTGGTGCAGGTTGCGCTGGTGCAGGTTGTGTTGGCGCAGGTTGTGTTGGTGCAGGTTGCGCTGGTACAGGTTGCGCTGGTACAGGTTGCACTGGTGTAGGTTGCGCTGGTGCAGGTTGTGTTGGCGCAGGTTGTGTTGGCGCAGGTTGTGTTGGTGCAGGTTGCGCTGGTGCTGGCTGCGTTGGTGCAGGCTGCGTTGGTGCAGGCTGTGTTGGTGCAGGGTTACTTGGTCGATTTGCTTCGAGTTTGGCAATAGCAGCAGAAACCGCAGCCGCGACCGCCTTACCTACCGCAGTGTCTACCGCCGTATCCACAGCGTTATTGACCGCAGTTTCCAGATTGGCATCAACAGCAACCTTGACCGCCTTATCTAACTGTTTGTCCACTGCATCTTTAACTGCCTGACTGATCTCCGAAGGCTTGACTGCTAAAAGCTCCAAGAATTTTTCGTAAGTGGTATCTCTAGGAATGGTGCCTTTCTCAATTGCCTCTTCATAAAGGCTTTGCCTACCATCCAAGATGACGGGCATCGTATCGACACTGTTGCCGGTGACGGTAATACCGCCCTTGATTTCGGCCATGTTTAAACTCCTAAATTATTCTCAAGGTTCAAATTCCCCTCATAAACCACAGAGCGGATGCCCTTAATTTCAACCTGTACTTCATATCGCGCCCAACGCCATGTCCAAGCCGTCGTCTGCTCGGCTGTTAAAACCGTGCCGACGCCGCCGTCTGAATTGATTGTGTTGGGCTTGACGGTCAATGGGACTTTAACTGCATCCCCGCTGGTTGGTGTGATGACCAATGTCGCCGAATCCAAATGCTTAAGAGAGGGATGTACATAGCCTTTTCCATCTACAATCACGAATGTTATCGGTGACGTTGTGCCACGCTTCACGGCAAAATCAACACGGTTGATGGGCAACATGGCGAACCTCAGACATTAAAATCGACGGAAACGCCGTTTAATTCGTCCAGACTTTTAGCCGCTTCAATTTGCGCCTGCACAGCCTGACGGCGACCGGCAACGGTTGCCACCAATTCATCGTAAGCACGACACTTGCGCAACACAGTTTCTTTCAAGTCGTCCGAATTAATACCGCGCGCGGCGGCAATAGCGTCCAATACTGGCGTAGCGGTGGATTTATCCACATCCCAAGCGCGGGCTTCGGCTGCCTGGACCGACCAACTTTGAACCTCAAAATCAGGCAAGGAATCGGCACCGGAACGGGTAACAACGGTTTGTTGTGCCAGTTCGTTAACTCGAGCCAGTACATTTGCTTTGGCTTTATCTAACGCGGCTTTTTCTTCCGCCTCTTTACGGGATTCATCAATAACCCATTGATCGCCAGACCAAACTACATAAGGAGATTGCGGTTTAAGCAGTGTAAGGTCGGCTGGAATCTCGCCTGCTTGCTCGATAATGACTTCCTCAGCGTTGTCTTTACGGTAGGCTGTTTTGCCACGGTAGTCGGCGACCATTTCCCAGCTATTGCCATTCCATTGGGCAGCCATATCAGCAGGCACTTCCGGCGCATCGGCATCAATACACCCCCCCGGGATGATGTAGCTGCCGTCTTTACTGTAAATATTCAGTTCGGCAGTGTCCGTACCGATAAAAATATTGTTGTCGTCTACACGGCAAACAGTTTTTTCCCAATTGATTTGATTCATATTTTTACCTTTCTCTTTCAGACGATCTTTAAATCTTGATGCAGGCCATCAATGCGATATTGACTGGTCGAGTTTCGCTGCCACCATAGCTGCCGGTCTGACCTGGGTTGTCGACAGAAACAGTAGATGGGTTGTTCCCCCTATCCGTGTCTGCCGAAGTAGTCACACCAATACTGTGGCTATGCTCTCTGATTTCGTCGTTCTGCCACGACCCCAATGCACGGCCGGCATCCACACCACGCCCGTCATCCCATACACGCAGGAATACCCCACGTAGATCGGGCAACTTGAACGTCGTGCGACCGTCACCGGCTCCATAACTGGTACCGATTGCAGCAAACAGCCCGCTAAAATTGGTACGCGACACATCTGCGCCATTGGCTTTCAGCCAGCCAAAGGGCGGAGTCCCATGTGCGAAAAAGGCAATAGAACCGGCAGGCAGACCAACATTCAGAATAGTTTGGTCGACTTTGGCAATTAAGCCCGGCGTATCCCAGCCGATAGAGATTTCGTGATTTCTGCCGCCCAATCCGACAGAGCCGCCACGTCGAACGGTGTCTGATAAAGCCTTGGAAAGGGCAAAGGATGACGGGATGGTTGCCGCGCCGGTATCGTTTGGGTTTTGGGATAAACTGCGGTTTGATAAGACAATCGCACCGTCGTATAACAGGCTCCCATTGTTGGCAAGGCGCAATTCTTTACCTGATTTCTTGTTGAACAGGTAACCACCATCGGCATTTGCGCCTAAGTTAAGTACATTTCCGCCGTCCAATAAGGCTTTGGTATCAGATACAGACAATCCCTTGGCAGCGTTGAATTCAGCAAGGAACGTTTTCATACCATTGACGTTTTGATTACCTGTCGTTTTGACATTACCGCCGTCAGCCTGATTATTTGCCTCTTGGATTTTGCCAACTTCGTCACCGATCAGTTTTTCAATGGCTCGACGGACTTGGTTCTGATTGTTTTTCTCAGGCGACAATTTCGCCGCTTCCAAAATGCCTATTAATTCCGCCTGAACTTGGTTTAACCACCATGCAGGAAGAACTGTTCCCAGTTCGCTGGTGCCGTTGCCGTCACGAAACAGCTTGTCCGATGTCTCAATTGGATACATCGCTACCTCTCATAAGTGAAATGCACATCTGTATGTGCAGGTTTTAAATCTTGGATAACACGTTCGATAAACGCGTCACCGTAGCCACTCAACCGTTCGCCAGCCGTTGAAACCCCCGCACGAAATTGATAAATGTGGTTGTTGCCGTTTTTAATATTCACGCGCCACACATAAATCACATCTTCGTGGCCGAGCCGGTCGCCAACTCTGTTTACCCCTGCACGGAAGGGCTGTGGTTCGGTAATCTGTATCTGATAGCCCGCAGCAGCTGCGAGTTGGACGAAATAAGGTATTGACAGCCCGCCTGTCTCATTAAGCTTTGCGAGCACGGCAAGTATTCGCTCTTGCCGTGTTTTGCCGTCTGGAATTAGCCCCAAGACACGCTCCCAGTCCAGTAACATATCGCCCGATGTCGCTGGGTTGATTGCATTGGTAACCGTCAAGCCGTGTTCCTGAACCTCCTCCAAGGCTTTACCGTCAATCTGCGCCTGCGCGCGGATACGCGGCGCGGTGCGGGCGTATGACACGGGAGGCAATAGCCCTAATAAGGTCTCTCTATATCCCATGTCACACCATCTTTGTGATAACTAAATTGCCGAGCTTGTACCATTCGACCTTGTTTGATGTGTCTGCTGCCAAATTCGCAGCCGGAGAGACCAGTTTTCGGTCAATCACGCCATCGGTATTGCTGATTGCTGCCTCAATCTTCGACACAATCACGCTGTCGCCCGGTATCAAACTGTCGAAATACTCTGTCAGAGCGACTTTGATTCGCTCTTTAACTGATTCCAATGCTACGCCATCAACCTTGACCTGCATTTCCACAGTCAATGCTGTGATATCAGGCTTGAGTACGGCCACATTCTTAGCCGTGACTGGGCGCACATCGTCGATGTAGTCCTGTACCTTCTTAATGGTTTCATCGGACGGCAGACCGTTTTCAGATGTAATGACCACGTCTACCGTACCCAAACCTCGGCGCAATGGATGCACATAAGCGGCGGTCACTCCATCAACACTCAATGCCCAGTTGCGGTAATCGTATTTATTGCCACCGGCAGGCGGTCTGCGCAGGATTTCAAGCAATCTTGCCAACAGAGATGCGTCACTTTCGCCGTCTGTCCCTCCCTCGGCTGACACGGTACAGTCGGATGACACGCCAATCGGCGCGGCCATCATTTCGGCAGAGGTTTCGTTCGTATTCGCCGCTGCACCAGATTCCAAGGCCATGATTCTGACCCTGCCCACACCGTTCGCACTGATTTCGCCCGCGAATCTGACTTGATAGAGCCTGCTTCCTGCTCTGATTTGCAGGCCTGCAGCGATTTGGCTGCCTGCAATACCCGTCAGTTTTGCTTCGCCCGTCGCGGTTGTCGGGTTTCGACGATAAATACCGCGCATGGCGGCGTGTCGTTCCAAATAATCGCTGTCCGCCGTATCTGGAAATATTTGACGGGCTATCCAATGTTGATGTGCGTATTGCCCCATCGCGCAGCTTGCAAGACGGCTGGCGTGGACAAAGTGGTCACTGTCCTCGCTGACATCTGCCGACGGCCAAATACTCTTGGTATCGCGCAGAATCGTGTCGCGTATCTGTTCGAATGTCGGGGTTTTAAACACTTGATAATTGCCTTTTAAATCGGTTTTAAATCAGAGGGACTTTATGGCTGTAATCGAACGCGCCTGTTGCAGTCTCTACACGGATGCTCAGTATCAGGCTGCCGTTTCGCGGCTGCCCTGCTTTGACGGTAATGTTGTCTGCTCTGCCGCTATCCACAATGGGCTGTAACGCCTCTGATGCGTACTGCTCTGCCAACAGACTGACCCGTTCCAAGTCTTTCTCACGTTGCAACAGATACAACAATGAGCCGACCGTTTTATCCGCCCACCAGCTGCCCAACGGCGTCAGTAGGCGGATATAAACTGCGTTTTGCAGGTTATCGGTCATGCGGCCTGTATAGTCGCCGCTGTTTGGGTCTAGTTGTTTGTCCATGCTGTCATTTTCTCGTTTTTGACTGCATTTAAAGAGCATAAGTGTTTCAAACCCTTAAACAAAAAGGTCGTCTGAAAATGTTTCAGACGACCTTTTGAATGCCGTAAAGATTTAAAGCGGTTCGGATGTCGTGCCGTTGCTGTCGCCACGGTGTTTGTGGTCTGAGCCGATGTTTTTGCCGTTATTGGTAACCTTACCTGTGCTCTCAAAGTCTCCCTTAAGGTCGATATTTCCTTTAAACCGTGCTCCGCTGCCGCCTTCGACCGCCATCCCGCCGTTGCCGTTGAACTGCCCCTGCGCCGTCAAGATCGCGCTTGTCTCCAGCTTAGGCGTTTTAAAATCAGCCGCCGCCGATGCGTTGACCTCGTAGCGTTGACAGTTGACCCTAAACACATCACAGTCAGCCTCAATGATTTTCCCGCGCTTAATCACGATTTTCGCACCGTCCTGACTGAAAATCGCCGTTTCGCCCGGATTCAGATTCTTAATCCGGAAACTGCCGTGCTGTGTGGCCACAATCACACCGTGGGTCGTATCGCCGCCCAACGGAATGACCACTGCTTCCGAACCTTCAGGCGGGTTACTGGCAAAACCAAACTCCTGCAAATGCTCCAACTCCTGCAGCACTTCGTCAGCCAATCCGTTAAGCTGTACACGCTGGATAGGCTCGGACGACACCACCAGTGTGATTTTCCCGCGAAACGCCGCGCGCATAGTATCGCCGATTTGCTGCACCACCTGCGCCGTCTTTCTTGCCATTTTTACCAAACTCATTGAAATACCGCCGTTTCTGTTGCCTGTTTTCCTGTTTTACCGTTTCTTGCGCCTGTTTTCGGGGCTTGTTTCTGTTTGTCGGTAACGCCTTTTTTCTTGCCTGAACGCTTGCGCGCCGATTCGGATTTCGTAGCATAAGCATCAGGCACCCATACACCATCCTCCTTGAGTCGCAATTCCGTTGCCGTCCCGTCCATACGGTTGAGCATAAACCGCCGCCCCATCAGATAAAAGACAGCATCGATACCGTGTTCTTCATCAATGACGTGGACACGCTGCCCCGGCTGCCAGAGTGTGCCGTCCTCGGTCGTATGCCCGCCGACCGTTATCGTCAAGGTAAACCCTTCAAGCCGCCAGTCGGCAAGCTGCTTTTTAGCCTGCCGTTTAAGAGCTTCAAGGTTTTCGGCGTCAGATACCACCACCGTCTTTGGTCTGTGCAACGTCATGGTCGGATCTTTGTACTGCCATTTCAGGTCATGTTTCGCGCTATCGCCCTTCTTGGCATGGGATTGCCCTAAAAAAGTAACCTCGGAAAACCTGTTCTCAATACTGCGCTCAATACTGACACGTTCGGTATTTCGGCGTTTATCGTTCCTGCTCCAACAAAGTGTAGCTACAGGCGGGCTGGCATAATCTGCCCCGCCGACAACTAAAGTACCGTCCGGTTCCATCCAAGGATGCAATCCCACAGAGTTGGCAATATGGGTCAAAGCCTGCCAAACCGTCTCGCCCGGCTCGATGTCTATTTTGTCTAAGGTCGGGTTTTTCTCAGCTTTCAGCACTACTTTTTTTATTTGTGACCATGGCGCGACCAGCTTTTGAGCAGCGGCCAATACCGTCATGCCTTTAACATTCAACTGAGGGGCGGCGCAGTCAACCAACAATCCCGCGAAGTCACGCCCGGACAAGCGCAGACTGCGGCGGCCTTTTTCTTTATCGTGCATTTGCGTGTCGATAATGCCAGTTAAGACAGTTTGCCCGTTTATCACAACCGAGCAGGCCTCGCCTGACAAATCGGGAATTTCAGATTCCCCGTAAGGCAATCCGACCATGAATTCAAAGCCGTCGGCAGGAATAAGGAAGTCACCGTCGATGTCGTAACTTTCCCAATGCCGGTGTTCCTTCCCGGCAACTCGGACGGTTATTTCGTAGTTATAAGAACTATTTTGCATACAAATTAACCAAAGTATCACGTTTCACAAAGGCAGGATGAACGATATGCGGGTTAAGCCGTATCAGCTCATCAGCCCTATTTAAGTCGCCGTAAAATTCATGGGCGATTTGGTGCATCGTTCCATTTATGGGCGCAGGACGCACCAAGAGCGGAGGTTTTTGATTGATTGCCGCGGCAATCATGGCATTCAGACGACCGGCAGTTTCTCGCACCGCCTCGATAACCGTGTAACCGGCATCCTCCATACCTGCTCCGTCTGCCTGTCGCAGAACCGTCAAAGTCGTCTGAAAACGCAAACGCATATCACGGTTGATGTGCATTAATTCGGGCGCAGTCATCGTCTCGCCGTCAGCATCGACCAAATCCGCCACAACAGCAGTCAAAGCCGCATCTGACATCAGTCTAACCATCAAACCTACCGTCTCAACTTGCCGCTTTACGCTGTCTTTCAGACGACCTTTGCCCAAATCAGCCACTAAGGTTGCCACCGTATCAGCCCGAGCCGCCGCCGCGTCATAACATTGCCGCGCACCGGCACCGCCTTTGTCCTGCCTGTCCAAATAAGCAGCCTGCCGCAGCCCCTCCGTAGTCATTGAGGATACATCTGCAATGAGGCGCGGGAACCCTGCTTTAAAAGCCTTTTGGCTATATCCGCCACGCGACGGAAAACGAATTGAATCCAAATCAAACAACGAACGAACCGCTTCAAACACTCCCGATGCAACACTCCATAAACCCGCAGCACTGCCGCGCAGAGCCTGCCCCGCCGCCACCTGGGCAGTAAGTGCGTCGATAAACCCCTCTCCTGCAGCACGGTAGGTATCAATCTGCGCAATCAACCGCTCAACGCCCATCAGGAAACTGTTTTCAAAGACGAAAATCGGCTGTGCCTCAGTTGCTTCACGAAATGTCACATCCAAACGGGCAAAATCCGAGTAATCCGCCTCATGACGGTAGCTCCAACTCGCCCCAATCATGTTTTGCATTCGTCCCCATACGGGATGTACCAAAACTCCACCGCCACGCTCTTCCAGCTTATCCAATAAGGATTTCAGACGGCCTGCATAACCTTTACCCCAAAAGACCGCGCTCAATTGCACTTCACGGCCAGTCGTCCCCATGTCTTCGAGGTCGATACCGTTTACAAAAGGCCGTGCGTGTTCGGCGAGAGCCTTGCCGTTGCGCTCGTCCATATTCTCAATTTCAAAGCCCACGCCCTTGTAGGACGCGGGTTGTAGGATGGTGTGCCACATTATTGTCCTGCTCCCCGACCGAAGATTTGTACTTGCTGTCTAGATACCTCATTCGCGATAACACGTCCGTCGATATTCAGGCTCACGTTGGTATTGATGGTCTGACTTGCCGACGCCATCGCACTTTGCACTTGTGCCAAACCTGTTGTAACTGCAGCCGTATCCTGCGCCAATGCAGCCTGATACGCCGCCGTCTGCTGCTGAATGGCTGCCTGATACGCCGCCGTCTGCGTTGAAAACAACGGAGACAACATCTTATCGGTAGGCTGCGCTGACGGAGCAGCCAAATACTGAGGGACACCACCCCGCGCCTGTTCCCGCTTCGGCGCAGGTTCAAATCGGATACCGTTGTTTTTCAGGCGATTAATCATTTCAGGAGTTGTCTTGGTACCACGCAAACCTTTTGGCAATGTGCCGTCCCCCAAAGACTCGGAATACAGCAACATGCCCAACAATCCCGCCCGTTTAACCAACGCAGGATTATTCATCAATCCGCTACCGGCAGATTTACCCCATGACAGCAACTTACCGCCTGCCGCTGTGGCACCCGCTGCCACGCCGCCTGCCGCAGCCTTACCCCATCCCAACGCTTTACTGCCTACATCTTTCAGAAAGCCGCCACCCTTACCACCACCCGCGGTTAATAACATTGCGGCAGACGCCGCTGTTGCTGCCCTCGTCAAGGCTTGCAGGGCTAGAGTGGCATTAGGGTATTCCGCTGCCAGCTTTTTAAACGAGGTTTCCATATCCACCAATGTCCCCGTCAGACTTTCCCGCAACATCGCCAGCGATTCCTGTTGCTCTTGTTGCGCCGCTGCCGACAACATTCGCGCCTCGTTGTTCTTAGCAATTTTACCGTTATCCAACGTTACGCCAGCTAACGAAGCCATATATTCACGGATTTGCGTCATATCCGTTGCCGCCAGCAAGCCTTGTTTTGCCTGCAAATCAGGCAACAGTTGCGCTAAAAGCGCGCCCTTAAGCATATTTGCCTGCTCCGCCGCCGTCTTATCGCCTGCAGCCGCGCGTGCCTGATAATCTTGGTATTGCTTATCCTTTGCCAGCATGGCATCGGCAAGGCGGGACAACACCTGCACTGCGTTTTCGCCGTTTTGCTTGCCTTGCACAACCGAGCCTATCCAATCGACACCTTTCTTCGGGTCATTCGGATTTGCCATCTTCTTCAGACGACCTATCGTGTCAGGCGACAGAGTTTTACTCAAAAGATTTTGCACATTAGTCGCCGCTTCGGCAGGGCTGCCCGATTTATTCGACGCCGATTGTAAGAGTGAGAGCAGGTAGTCCAAACCGCCGACACCATTCATCCCTGCCTGTTGCGCGGCAGGGAGCAGGTTCGGCAGCTCCCGAACCATATCCCGCACCTCGAAAGTGCCGTCTAAACCCGATTGCAAGACGTGCTCAAGCCCGAGTTGCAGGTCTTTACCGCTCATGCCGCCATCTTTCAGGGTTTTAATCAGTTTTGCCGTATCCTCGCCACTGCCTTCTGAGGCAAGTGCAAAAGCATATGCCGCCTGCGCTTCATTCTTGGTTTGTGCAAAATTCAGACCGGTGGTCATCATGCCGCTGATTAAATCCAAAGCCTTATCGTGGTTCCCGCCATTTTTCTCGACAAGTTCAAGTGCCAAATCCTTGATCTGTTGCGCACCTTCGGTTGCAATCCACGCTGCCGATTTACTGTTATCCTCAATAAATGCCTGTCTGGACACGCGGTTGATGTTCTCATCAAGCTGCTTCCTGTTGTCCATAGCAGGCTTAAGCACCGTATACGCTGCCGCGCCACCAGCCACCGCAGCTGCACCGAATCTTCCGATTTTTCCCATCTTGTCCGCAAATCCCGCGCCCTGTTTCAGTTCCGCGTTCAGCTCGCGGATTCGGTTACGCGTGGCGACCGCCGCCCGTGCCAAATCATTTTGTGATGCCTTGCCGCTGCGCGCCAAACGGTTAAACGCAGCCTGTGTCAGCATGATTTCACGTTGAATCTGTTTTTCTGAGCGGATGCCGGTCAACGCATAAGTGTGGCTTTGCCGTTCAAGTTGCGCCCGCGATTTCGCGGTGCGATCTAATTGTCGTTGAGTATCAGCCAGTAGCCGTCTCGCTCCGTCATCTCGGGCGGTTAACACCAACGACAGGTTCATATTCCCGTTTGCCATAAAAAAGCAGCCTTTAAACGTATTAACTCAAGGTCAATTATCGTTTAAAGGCTGTTTAAGGGAGGGCGGTATGGGCTTCAACCCCGTTTTCGTGCTTTATTTGTTTGTTGCGTTATAATACCAGAATGATAACCATTTTATTTAAAAGGGATATTTTATGAATATGAAAAAATTGATTGCCGCAATTTGTGTTTCAATTGTTTTATCAGCCTGCAACCAACAATCAAAAACGGCACAAGCCGAAGAACCTGTCCAAAGTATTCAGGCTGCTGATTGTACCGCCCCAATGGACATCACAGTTGAACAATATCTCATCAATTTGGAGCAAGCATTTAAAGCTCAGAACGTCTCAACAAAAATCCATAATAAAAATATTGTCAAGACCGATTGCGGTTATGACCTTACTTTGGTAATGGATTTTGGAGCGATTGCGCTCAAATTGGACGAGCAGCAAAAAATTAGAGCTATATCAGTAGGTTACATTTTAAAAACCGACGGAGAAGGACAAAATCTAGTCAATAATGCCATAAATGGATTACACAGTATTCAGGCAGTCCTTTCTTTATCTACCACAGACAAATTGGGCGAATCAGAAACAGGAAAACAACTTTTTACAGCTTTAACCGACGTTGTCAAAGAATCCAATCAGACAGGAGCAACCGAGCAAAAAGATGTCCCAGCCGATGGCATTTTATACAGCGTTGTTTTTGAAAAAGAAACAAACACCATTGCAATAATCGGTAGAAAACAACCCTAACCGTCAAATAAAAAGGTCGTCTGAAACTCAACCGCCGCTGCCCGTACAGGCAGAAGCTCGTTTCAGACGACCTTTTACTTGCTTTCCGGCTTTTTAAGCCGCCTAGACACAATCACTCCCTCTTCCTTCGGGGTTTTGATACCTAAACTCGACAGGATGTCCTCAAACCATGCCGCCAGCTCGGCGTGACACATTTGACGCACCGCGTCCGCGCCTATACCCGCCTTTGCCATCAGGATGACCGCCTGACGGTAGCTTTTGTGTGCCGTCAGGTAGCTGCGTTTTACTGCTCCGCCGCCGACGGCGCGTCGGGGCTCGCCGTAGCGGCGGACGGTTTTAGGCGCAAGTCCTCCTGTGCCGCCATCACAATATGATAGTCTTGACTGGACAGATTATCCATCAGCCACTGCGCCGTCATGATGTCGGACGGAATATTGTCGGCGACAATCTGCTGCGACCAATAGGTCAACGTCTCGATGACGTCGCGTTGCAGCAGTTCGGCTTTTGTGGCGTCACCGGGCAGTTCAGGCAAATCGTCGATCAGGGAAAACGCCGCCAGCTCGCCACCGACACTTAAGGGCTTGAGGCGGATTTCGGCAACAGTTTTATCCTGATAGGTCAGTCCGTGGGTCAGTTTGACGGTAATCACGCATTACTCCTTAATTTTGTGCAGCGCAACCATCTCAATGTCGATACGGGCTTCGTTGTCGACTTCGTATTGTTCGCTGGTATCAACGGTAAAACAGTCCAAATAAGACGTGCGTCTGCCTTCGTCGTTGATGGGGTAAATCGTAATTTTGGCTTTAGTGATGTTATCCCAGTCAATTTCGGTACCGTCAATCGGAATGGCAGCAGTCAGACTGAGCTTGTGTTCGGTTACGCCGTCGGCGTATCCCAAAACACGACCTTGCCGGTTCATGGTCTTAACGGGCTTGCGTCCAGTGGTAGTCTGCGGTTTGATGCTGATGATTTCGACGTCGCGGCCATTGACCTCCATAATTACCGCGCCTGCGTAGGTAGCGTCGCTCATGTTTTATCCTTTCAATTTTTCAGACGACCTTAAAGGCCGTCTGAACAGTTTATAAAATCAAATCTACGCGGGCGGCAAAGACATGCAGACCGTTGACGACATCCGATGGGATGACCGCGTTCAAGCGGCTGGCGTCTTGTTGGCTGCGCTCGATTAAGAGTTTGCCTTTGTTCGCTTCAACGTTTTCGATGATTTCCGCTTGCTCCAGCTTAATCAATACGTCAAGAATCTCGCTCTTGACTTTGAGAGGTGTGCGGTTGGACAGCTTGTCACGAGGGAAACGCAGCGCGATACGCTCTTTGATTGAGCGGCGGACATAGTCCAGCGTGCGAATCGTCGTGATATCCAAGAGGGCGGGATCGTCGGCATTTGCAGGATTTTTGGTGTACGTTGACACGGCGCGCATGATTTGAACTTTGTTATTCACGATTACCAACGGTGTCAAACCGTTGTATAACGCATTGTTGCACTCGGCAAACAGCGGCCATTGCGCGTCTGGTGTTACGTTCAGACCTTTGATTTCCAAAGTATTCAGGGGGCGGGCAGGGTCTTCCTCGAAGGCAAGCACCGCCGCGTAGCCCGCAGCAATCATGCCGTTCGGCTCTGCAGCACCTTTGTACCAAGCACAGGTAATGCGGCCGTCGTTGAGTTTGGCGGTGTATGCCGTACCCGTCGCAATCGTGCCGCGCCAGCCCAATACGCCGATGCAGCCACGTTGTTCGATGGCATTTGAGACCTGTTCGATATGGGTGCTTAAGGCTTTGGCATTGGCGTCATCGGAAAAAGCTGAACAAATGATGTGGTAATGTTTACCTGCCACTTTAGTCAACGCAGGGGCAATGTCGGCATTTTTTGCACCTTTGGCAAACGCACTGACTTGATAGGTAAGGCCGGTATTGCCTGTGTCGCAGTTTAAACCCAGCTCATTGCCTACTTCGCCTTTGTACTTCACGGTCAGCGTCAACTTGCCGTTTGATGCGGGCGTGGTCAGCACTGGCACAACGGGCAGGTCGGATGCTTCGATGGCGGCACGCAGGCGTGTAGCCACATCAACAGCCGTCTCGCCCTTGGCAGCGGAAACGCTAACATCACGCCCACCGACGGAAACAGTTACCGCTCCCGGCCCTGTTGCCGTACCGCTGATGACGATGCTGCCTTCAGCCGCCACACCCGCGCTGTTATCTGCCAAAGCGATAACTGTCAAATCAAGATACTGATTATTTCGGAAGGCCTGACGGACCATCAAATGAGCAAGAGAGCCTTTGCCGAATAAATCAGCCGCTTGCGCGTCGCTAAAAAGCTGAATCGGCTCCAGCTCGGGCTGTGTCCCACCTGTTTTCGGCGCAAGCATCAAAACCTTTTGCGGGTTTTGCGGCAAACCCTGAACCGCATTTCGCGTATTAAATTCGATATACTGCCCCGGTACGCGAATACTGCCCGGAATAGTGTCAAAACTGATAGCATCAGCCATTATTTAGCTCCTTTCGCTTTATCCGCTTCCGATTCATCGGCGACCTCTACCAAATCGCCATCCATGAGCAGGCGGCGGTAATACAAGTTGTCGCCATCAATTTCGACCGGCTCTTGCTCGATGTACTCATGGGGATGGTTGGACAACGGGACGCGCAGACCGCCCGCAGCAACTACTTTAATCATTGCCATTTTGTTTATCCTTTTTTTCCTTCAAATCAACATGCAACGGCACCTCTCCGCCGTTTGGGTCAAAAATTTTGCCATCCACGCCGGTAAAGTCTGGGTATGCAGCATCGGATTTGCCCGAATATCGGCTAAAGATGAAATCAGGGTGGCTTTGGTCATTCTGGCGTTCAGGGTATCGACCGTCCTCCAAAGCAAAGCTGTCAAACCGTAGAACATACTCAATCGCGAACACACTGACCGCCGAGTTTTGCACCAAAACATTATTGGCAAGGGTGCGTACTGCCTTTGGGGTCAACCCGCGTGAATCACTAAACCCTAGACTCTGCCCGTCCAATAGGCGGCGTACGGCATGGAGCAAGTCGTTACTGCCGATTTCTCGTGCATCCGTGCCGCCTTGTCTTAATGCCGCCTCGTTCCTAAGAGACCGGGTAGCGACCATCACAACAAATTCCGCACTGTCTTGATATCGTTTCTTCCCAGTTGCTTTCGGCTCGATACGGCTGCCGCCATAGGTTACCCATACAGCAGGAAGCACCATTACCTGCGTTGCCAAGTCTTCCAGTTCGCCGCTGTAGCTTTTGACAGAACGAACCATTCGACCCAAGCCATTTTTAAGACGGCTTACAATTGCTTGCTCAATCTTTGTTATCACGGGCGAATATCCTGTTTTTACCGTTAACGAATATCACAGTATTCTCGGCTTTGACTTCCTCACCGGCATCGTCGATACCCAATTGAATATCTCCGCTGGCGAGTGCCTTTAAAAGTTCCAATACGTCGATTTTGTAGCGGTTTCGTATTTCTTCTGTGATTAACACCCCCTGAGCCGCCGTCAAACGGTAACGGGCGATATCACAACATAGGCGCACCAGTAACGGAGGGACTTTCCCAAATGGTCGCTTAAACCGTCCGAGATAGGCGTCGATTTCGGCAGTAGCATCATCCAATGCGGTTTTTGCGACAGCCTTGTCAATAACACCTTCCTGATTGCGGTCGGTAAGCTGTAAAACCTCCAGCTCTCCAAAACGCGCAATCATGTCCGCCACTGCGGCATAAGCCATTACTCGTCCACCTTCCGTTGTAATGCAGGCTCGGCACAGATTGCAGCCCATGCCTTCTCACCAACCTCGGCGCGTTTGACTTCACGCCATTCGCCATTAAACAAAATGCCGGCGCGCCAAAATTCTTTGCCATCGACACCTGTGCTGACCAACATGACGTCGCGGCTTTCTGCCAAAGCATCGGCTGCGCGCTTGGTGTGTTCAGCTTTCAATTCGGCAAGTTCATGGGAAATTGCCTGTTTTTCTTCATCGGCTTTTGCCAACTCAGCGGTCAGGGCTTCGATTTTCGCTAGAGCTTCTTCATGCGCTGCCTTCAAGGCATTGAGTTCTGCTTGGATTTTTTCAGCGTCAGCGCCGACACCTGCTTCGCCGATTTGCTCCAAATCTTCAGTGTTGTTTGCTTTTGCCATATTTACTCCTTGTTTCAGGCGGTCTTTAAACAGGTTTTAAAGACCTCCTGAAAGCGGTTTGGGATTTACAGATGCACGCAAACGTGCAGTTTCAGACGACCTTTGAAGGTATTGGTCGTGCCGTTGATTTTGTCGGCTTCCAACAATTCACGGGCTTTGTCTTGCAGTTCGGGCGGGACGACCAACAGGCTTGGCTTAATGTTCAAGACATAACCGCCATCAGCTTTGGTTTTTTGCATTTGCACGATGATTTTGGCAAGGTTTTCGCGGGTCAACGCGGTTTTTTCTGCCATGTGCATCAGCTGCCACAAACCGAAACCGGCATTACAACGGCGGCGCGAGCCATACAGATATTCGTCTTCCATGAACACGCGGTCGGATTTGGACGGATCGAATTTGGTTTCGAACTCTGTTTCGGTGCGGTTTTGGAAAATCAAAGGTTTCAGGGTTTTGGTGTCGTCAACGACGTAAAATGTAGGTGCGTCGTTGTCTGTACCGGTAGTCAGGTTGGAATAAGGCGTGTTTTGACCTGTGCCATCGTGGTTTTCGAAAACTGGATGGTCAACGTCGAAGAAGTATTGGCCGTCGTAGCCAATGGTGGTTTTGCCTTTCTTGAGCAGACCCCACACCAGCGTATCAGGCAAAGCGGCAGCGGATTCGCCCATTGCAGCCATCATCGGGCGGTACATCCCTACTTGGTCGTCTTCGATGTCAGTGCGAGCCACGCCGACAGTCGCTTCGAATTTTTTGTTTTCCAAACTCATTGCCTGATTGCTCATTTTTTTGATCTGACGTGAGCCGACCCACTCGCGCATTTGCGGGAATTTGCCCAGCCACGCATAAGTATTCGTCGATGTTGTTGACGGAATAGTCATAGCGATAGCAGGGTAGTCAGGCTTAACCGAATCTAAGCCGGACTGAAACTCTTTGCGGAATGCTGCCGTCAGGGCGGCTAAAATTGCTGCCTTATCCATTACTTACCTTCACTTTCTTTCACTTTTTTAAATTCCTCTGTGGTCATACCCAGCATTTTTGCGGCATGCTCTTCCTCTGCAGTCAGTGCAGCAACACGTTCTTCCGGCGAATTGCCGCCTGTTTGTGTGCCGGATAAAGCTGCGACAGGTTGGGCGTTTTCAATAAAGCCGGTCAAAAATGCCAAGCCGCCCGGCTGTTTCAATACGCCTTCTGCCCACTCCTTCTGAGCAGGCAACAATTTGCCTGCAGTCAGCGCGGCGGTAATCAATTCGCTGCCTTTGTCTGCTTCATGCTTGGCAGTCAGCGCGGCGACTTGGTTTTGCAGCTCTTGAACTACCGAGATAGGCGCGTATTTAGTCAAATCAGGCTTGGCGGTTTGCGCCGTCAATGCCGCGATGCGGTTGTCTTTCTCCGCCAACTGTGCAAACACATCAGCAGACAAAGCCACTTCTTTAGGTTTGGCAGCCAGCAGGGCGGACAAAGCCGCTTTCAGTTCTTCTTCGCCTGCTTCAGACAGGCCGAACAGTTGTTGTAACAACTCTTTCATAGGGTTTTGCTCCGTTTCCGGTTTTAAAATTTGCGCCGACGCTGCCGCCAGCACCTCGTCCATGCCGTCCAACGCGGGGAAATTTGTCAGCGCGGCGTGAAAAATTTTGGTTACATATCCCTTTGTGTCATAGGAAAACACAGCAGAGATGTAGCGATACTCTTTTGCGGCAATTGCCGCAGCCGCCTTATCCGTCCACTCCACTTCGGCAAACATGCCTTTAGGCGTGAACTCCAGCCAACGCATCCAACCGGCGGCAGGTGCAGGTTGTCCGTTTTTCTCTTTGTAGAGCGTCTGGTGTTCATAATCGACAACCAACTGATTGCGCGAGCTGTTGGCCAACAACGCGACATCATGACCGTTCTCTTCAGTCAGATACCACGCAGGGACATCAGTCGGACGACCATCTACTGCGCGAAATTCGCCATATGGCAGCAGTTGGATTCGCCCGTCTTTTGGCTGCACCTCGAAACTGCACACGGCAAGTAGGGTTTTTTGTGCATTTTTGGACATGTGTACCTCTCTCAATACTGTCATTTTGCCTATTTGAAAAAACAACAAAGAGTAGGCGTGCTTCAAACCCTCCCGCCATTTTTTTAAAACTTGTCCGCGCGATACACAATTAATCGTTTTCAGGGGCTTTTTAGAAGCGTCTAGGATTGATTTTTATATCTTGGGTAGGGGTTTGTATTACCCGCATAAAAAAACGCGCTAAAAAGCGCGTTTTTGAAGCAGTTTAAAATCTACGGTATCAGGTTCGAAAAATATTCCTGCACATCATCCATCAGAGACTGTTCATCTTCATTTGTCAGGACTAAGAACTCACGTTGCGGGATGGTAACTTTCCTATTTCGCCCAGCCTGCCCACCGAAGTTATGAATAGCGGCATAGATGATATTGGTTCCGACAAGGGCGGTGTCGTTATCGTACATAGTCGAAAAGCTGTCTTTCAGACGCCCGGTATCAGTCAAAGGTTTACCTGCTCGGTATTTCAACCCCAACCATTTCGGACGGCCTCCCTCCTTAAAATTGAGTTTGACTGCCGTGTGCATGGTTTCGGACAGCCTACGCATTAACATAGATCGGTTTTCGACACCGTCCTCCAGCCTCTTAAGCTGGTTTTGCACTTCCGAAATATTGTCTATTCTGACTTCAATCATGGTATTATTCCGTACAGACGTTGGAAAAGCGGTGATAACCTCGATACCGCAGCCTGCCCGTTAGGGCGTCCGAGAGCGTGTGCAAGTGATTTCGAGCCTTGCCCAACGTCTATTTCAATACTTCTTTCTTCGCCATAAATTTGGCAATCTCTTTGTCGTTACTGATCCGATACGACTGTAGATAAATCTCATCCACCTCCTTAATATATTTTAAAACTGCCCACAATGTCGAGCCTTTATGGCGAGCTGTGAAAATCAATTCACGATTGTCGCGGATGACATGTTCAGGGTTTTGCAGCATATCCGGCAAAAAAGCATAGTAGGAGTCATCGAAATTCTGCCCCTCACGGCTGTCTACCTGTTTAACCAACGTATCATCAGACAGCCACACCGTCGCTCGAGTCATACCTGCCAGTTCTTGCGTTTCTTTGCTCAATACACCCGCAGCAAATTTAAGCTGTCTTGATAGCGCGTTTCGGATTTTGATTTTCTGCTCTTTATCGGGCTTGCCATCAATATTCAAACGTTGCTTGACTTCATAAAACTCTTTTTCAAGCTGTTTAAAGCTGGTTTTAAAATCCGCGCCACCCATTTCCGCTTTGGCAAATTGATGCGCCAACGCACGGTCGTACTTGTCTAAATCGGGGCGGTAGTTCATTCGCCCGGCGTTGTAATCGAATCCTCGGTCGGTCGTGTACAGACTGCCATCCGGTGCTTTATAGGCAAGGGTCAGATAAGTATCGCCTTTCTTATTGTAGATTTTATGGGTCTCAACAAGATTGTCCGACGTGCTTTGCCCGATAATCCGCCCCTGCCGTTCGACATCGCGCGCTGATAAAGCAATGACCGAGCAACGACAGTTATATCCGTTTGGCGGGTAGAAGGTCGTCCAAAAAGCATCATCATATCTGTATACCAAACCATCCATTGCCGCGTGAGTTGGACGTGTGCGGCTGTCACCCACGGCGTCATACATCCAATAAGGTCGTGCATCAATATTTGCCATATATCCTTGATATTGACCGGCGTTGTAGGCAGTTTGCATGTTGGTACGGTAAATCGTCTCCAACCTTCGCGGCGAACCGAATACCTCGCCGGTGGCTGGGTCGATGATATCCTTACCGTTATGCCCGTTCGGATGCAGCCAGCCCTTGTTACTGAGCAGATTCAAGATACCTTTTCGCCAATCGTCAAACGACTGCCCACTTTTTGCCGATTCAACCATCGAAGTTTTGATGTCGTTGAGCATATCCAAATCGGTCATGCGGGCAATCGTATAGACTTTGGCAATTTCGGAGGCTGTCAGATTGCGGTAACTCTCCGCCGTAACCTTTTTACTTTCCAACCACTCGATTGCCTTTTTCGGCGGCAGACTTAAGGCAAATCCCAAATCAGGCGCGGGCATGGTCTTGTCCCAAGATATCGCTGATAAACAAGGCCTGCTGCATATAAGTACGCAGTTTCGCGTTGTCCAAATTCGGATAAAGCGCATTCAGTGCGGCATCTGCCTCCTCGTAGCTGTTGCAAGCATTAAGTGCGGCAACCGCCTGACGCACCATCGGGTTGAGCTGAGAATTGAAATCGGGTTCAACCAGCGCGTCATCCAACGCGCCGTCCAATATTTCCTGATGCCTGCCCGTAGCCTTAGATGGTACGGCGTGGGCGGATAAAGCCGCCAATGCAGTTCTGTTTACCGGATTATCCGGTACCTGCCGCACCAACACAGCCTCACCCTCCTGCACATCTGGAATTACCAGTTTGTCGCGCACCCAGCTTTCGGGGATTTGTACGCCGACATCCACCAGTTTCGGGATAGCGTCGGCGAAGACTGCGATGTCTTCCGGCTCGCGCGTGTCAAATTCAAATTTCGGCACGCGGTTTGGGTCGGCATTGGGATAGTTGATTTGCAGGAACGGCCCGATGATTTGGCTTGTGATGGTTTGCGCCACCTGTTTTGCGTCCGATACCAGCAAATCGCGGCGTACCTCGTTGTGGATATTGCCCAGCGCGTTGGTGCTGGATTTTCCGTCCGCGCCGCTGGTCAGCGTTTGCCCCAAAATCAGCCGTGCCGCCGATTTTTCGCACCAGTCGGCCATCTGCAAAAACGGATTACTGGTTGCCGTCGTACCGCTTGCCGCGTTGTGAAGCTCGATTTCCATACCTTCGGGCATGATGCCCGCCGCGTTGTGGCCGATTTCCGCCACCGCCCGAAGCAGGGTGTTTTTTTCCTCTTTGGTTGCGCCCGCGCCGTATTTGCCGATACGGATGGGCATGCCGTACAGCTCCAAAAACTCGGCAAAATCGTGGACGGCGTAGTGTTTGAACATATACAGCCAGGCAAGCGTGCGAAAAAGCCCGTTGCGCGCCTGCTGGACGCTGCGCGATTTTTGGGTATGAACGACCCAGCCCAGCGGCCACAACGCTTCGCCTTCCGGATTTTCGCGGGTACGCAGCAGCAGCCCGTCGTCTTTGTCCCATTTGAACCAGCTTTGCGGGCGGTGGATAAAGTTTCGGGGTAGATAAAGGCCGTCTGAAAATACCCACTCGACCTCCAACGCAGAAAATCCGTGCCCGACAGCGTCCATCAAATCCATAATCAGGTCTTCGAGGGTAGGCAGGCTGTCCATCATTTCGTAGGCTTGGTCGGACAGCTTTTCTTCTTCGGGCGTCGCATTTCGCGGCGGGGCGACGCGCCAGTTGAGCGTCAGCAGCGCGCGTTTGCGCGTACCCATATTTGCCGCGATGTCGCTGTCCCGCTCCTCAATGTCCGCGAAAAGCTCGTGTTGGGCGCGGATGTCACCGCTTTCCGCATCCTCGAAGAGGGTGCGCATCTTTTGCGGCGTAATAAAATTGGACGGATGCTCGGCAATAACTCGACCGGTCGCCGTAATTTGAGCCACGTCCGTCTGCAATGCAGCCTCGGGCTTTTGGATTTTAGTTTTATTGTCCTTTTTTGCCATTATCGGCTCCATTTACTTTTTATCTCGTCATCAAAATCGTTATCGGTAGGGCTTTGCCATTCTATCGGCACACAATTCGCCACCGCCCCCGACCAGAGCATATGCACGGCATCAGGACCATCATCATGATCAGCCTTTGGAAAATGGCGGAACTGCTGTATCAGCGTCTGTTGGCTCTCATTCAACAGAATCAAACCGTTTGCCATGTGCGGCTGTAAAGTCTCAATCCGCAAGAGTTTGTCCGATACCGGCTTGACCGCCCGCGCCGGGACAGGTATTCCACGCGCCGCGCTGCGCTTGACCAGCTCGTCTTTCAAAAACTCCTGAAACTGAACCGTCTCGACAAACCACAGTTTGCAACGATATTGACGGTGCAATCGAATAACGTCCTCAATAATCAAATCAGGGAGACGTTTTTTAATCTGAGCCTCCACGACATACAGTTTGCCGGTTTCACGTTGATAACCGCCAATGATAATCGCGGACGGGTCACGGCTCGCCCCAGCCTTTCCGAGTGACGGGTCAAGCGCACCGAAATACACCAAATCGGACGGCAGGTCTGTCCAGAATTTCATGGATTTCGCAAACGGCGCATCTTCTCCGCTGACCGGGTCGTTTTGATACTCGCTGTCAAATGTCGCATGACCGTCACGGGCGCGGATTTTCATCAACGCCAACACGCCGCGAGCTGCCCAAGAAGTGACCGCGCCGCGCTCCATCTCGTCTTTGTTCGCCTGATAAAACGCCTCGGCCACCATCTCGCCGTCGTTTCGGAAAAGTTCCTCCCATCTGTCCCACAAGTCCATGCGGTCGGGCCAGCGTTTCATCGCCTTAAACTTAATACCGTGCCAAAACGGGTTATTCAGGGTTCGGTTCAACACACTGTCGTAATGCAAAATCGTGCCGATATAAATCACATCGTATTTCTGGCCGACCCCGCCCAGAGGCAATACAGTCTTAGTCAGCCACGCATTGAGTTTGTCGCGTTGTTCGGGATTTCGGACTTGCTCGTCATTCTCGATATCGTCCAAAACAGTTAGATCAGGACGGTAAGGGCCGTGACGCAAACCGCGCAGCTTTTTACCGCTGCCGGCCACTTGGACTTTAACGTCATTAGTCGTCACAATCGTACCGGCCTGCCATACACGGCCTTGTCCGCATACTTCCGGGAAGTCGGTTTTCAGGCGCGGATTAAATTCCAATTCCGCCTTGATGGCTTCGAGCATTGGGTATGCCTGGTCGATACTGTCCATCACAATAACGGCATAATGTTTTTGACCGGTCACGATACACCACAACGTAAACAGCTGGGTAACCTGCGTCGATTTACCCTCGCCGCGCGGCGCACCCACCGCCTCATTTTCCCCTTTTGGGGAGCGGATAATCTCCGGCAGACGGCTGAATAAAAATGCATGCAGTTCGGATTTTTCAGGCGAGCGGATATAATGGGGAAAGTAGGTATTCACGAAATATTCGTAACCGCCTACCGGGTCAAACACCTTGGCACGGCGTGCAGCAATAGCCTTGGGCGACGCATCGAAGCCGTCCACTTCTGCTTCGATGACTTGGCGCAGGCTGGCGGCCAGTTCGGCAAGGGACTTGAGAAATTCTTTTGTTTTCATTTAAGAGGTAACCATGAAAGAAGAAATTTACCAAATGATTTTGAAGTACTACAAAAAAAGAAACTCTGGCATGACAGCAAGCTGGGTATTTGATGATTTTGTCAAGAAAGGAAAAACAGATATAAGTTTGGAAGAAATTGGGAAAGTTTTGGAACAATTAGTAATTGACTCAAAACTCCAGAAACAGGCAGGAGGCTTTTATATCCCTAGCTAACCAAACTTCTTCTCCACTTCCACCCCAAACGGCTCCAATACCTCCACAAAGGCAGCCAAATGTTTGGGGTGTTTTTCTTGTACAAATGCCATCAAGAACTCAATCAATTCCAAAGCCGTCGCCAGTTTTGACGTTTCCGGCATCACGCGGGCATTGGCCGATACGGTTTTGGTAAACGCATCGGCCAGGCTGGCCAACAGCTTCGCACGGTCGGATGGTGGCAAATCTTCAGTACTCGAATCCTGCAGCATCGTCATCGTACTGTTGTACTGCACCATAAAACCGGCCAACATCGCACGGCTCAAGTCCTCGATACCGCCGCCGGCCAAAGTGTAAGCGGCGCGCATCTTGTCCCAGTCGTCGCCTTTTTCCTTATCCGCACGCTTCCATGCACGCGCAGTGGCTTGCGGAATTTCGCACATCAAGGCCGCCGTTTCCAAAGTTTGCTCGCCGCTCACATAGAGCCGGCGTAACTTTTCACGGATTTCTTGCGGGTGAGCCATAATTACAGTCCCATTTTCGCTTTAATCAATTCCCAACCGACCGTAATCACACTGCCGCCGATTGCGCCGAATGTAATGGCCGTGCGTTTTGTGTCTTGGCGGATTTGTGCAATTTCCGCCTGCATTTCCTTCTGATTTTTCAGAGTTTGATCAGTCTTGTTTTCAATACGCGCCAAGGCTTCTAAAATCGGGTCGCTCATGATTTGTCCGCTTTCCTGTCTAATTTTTCATTCATTTTTTCAAGTTTGTTTTCGATGCGCTCCAAAGACGCTGCGATATTTTTGCGGTCGGCTTGGGCATCCTGCTTGGTGTGATAAGAGAGCTTGACCGCGTGCAGCTCCTCTTTAAGGTCGTCGATACGCTTATCCGCCTCTTTCAGCCGGCCTGAAATGCCGTTGACCCAAAACCAAAACGCGGCAGTCGCAATCGGCCATAGGGTTTTAAAACCAAATTCAAAGTCCATTTAAAACCCCTTTAAACCGGCACATCGCCAAATACGATACGGACGGAGTAGCCGTCAGGATTGCGACTTGCCACTTCAAATTTGCCACCCCCTGAAAAAATCAGGTAATAAGGCGACACCGCAGAATAGACAGCTGCCTCCGCGTTGCCGTCAAATTCCACACAAAAGGTCGTCTGGAAATCCTTGCTCATACGCACGGCGTACTCAATCCCTGCCTTATCCAACAACGAGGACACATGTTCGACAAACGGCTTTTGCTCTCTTGCTCTGCTCAAGCCCAACTCCAAATCGGCATGGCGGCAGGCAATCACGCGCTGCACCAACTCTTGATAGGTCATTTTGCGACCTCCGACGGACTGTCAATTTTGAGTTGACTATTGACCCAATCGCGCCACGCCTGATTTTGGTTTTCCAGTTCAGAGACATAGCCGCCAAACTCAGCGGCATGCTCAAGCAGCGTTGCCGTCTTACCGTCTTTCGGCGCATTCGGGCGCACCGGCGCGACCATCAACGCGGCGGGCGGCGTCGGCATGACCGCCTTTTCGACAACCTTAATTTCCGTAGCCGAGGGCACGGTTGTAGAGCCGCAGCCCGTGATGGCCAAAGCCATCAATACAACCACCGCCTGCTTTTCGACGGTCTTGAGTAAGCGCATGTGATATTTCCTTTTTGTTTTCCGTTTTCAGACGACTGACTTCCGCCTGCTTTTGTGCCAATTTCACACCGACGGCGTGCGCCTTGGCTTCAGATTGTTTTGCTTCTTCGCGGGCTTGCTCCAGCTCGCGTGCGTAGTTTTGCGCCGACAGACGCAAGGCCTGATCCTTTTCGCGCTCCATCTTGTCGATGACGGCCTGCTGCTTTGCAAACGCCGACTTGTAGCCTTGATGGTGCGACACCGCCAAACCCGTACCGACAAGCGCGATGATGGCAATCGGTTGCCAGTTATTCGCCAACAGCTTCACGAGTTTCGGATTCATTCTCGACCTCCTGACGTTTGACGCTTACTAATGAGCGTGCCACCGCATAGCCGCCCACAATACCCAAATACACCGCCCAAATTTCTGCCGACGGGTCGGGCAACATGACGAATTTGAACGTCCCTGCCGCGCAGGCGACGTTTGCCCAGAGTTTTGAATGAGAAATACCGCCTGTTGCAGGATTTCTGAAAATGTCAAAAATACGCATCTTAATAACCATCCCAACCGTCAATCATATTTCTTACTTTCTCGCCTTACGTTTACGCGCCGCGCGTTTCGCGGCTGCTACACCTGACTTACCCAAGCGCAGGCTCGGATGTTGTTTTAAAGAGCCTACCCGAATAGGGCTTGGCGTGATTTTGACTTCAGGTAACGGCGGGACGCCAAAACCGTTTTTCAACTTTGCACAATGGGCAATACATAAAGCAATCAAAGACTTTTTCATACCTTCGCCGCTCCCAACTCCATCGCAATCGCGTCCGCAATCGCGCGGCAGATGCCCCATTTGGTAGCCTTAAACAAGGCTAAATCCGCATCGTTGCTGATAAAAAACGGCTCAAACACAATGCCGCCGTTCTGGGCATAGGCAAGGCGGGAATGTTGCCCTGCGTTATCCGGCTTAAAGCCGTCTTCGCCGCGCAGTTTCCAGCCTGTAGCCTTGGCAACAGCCTTGCTCAATACCTGACACCAGCGCTTGTTTTTCGGCGTACTCAAAGCCTCAATACCCGTCGCCGTTTTTGCAACCGCAGCATTAGTGTGAAACTCAATCGCCACATCTGAGCCGCGAATCAGCTTAACCGCCTCGCGCAACGGCATATTGCCTTTGCCTGTACCGTCAGTTTTAACGGTCAAACCGTAGTCATCGCGCAAAATAGATGCCACGATATTGCGCATATCCTGCGCCAAGTCTGCCTCACGGTCGCTGCCGTTGACTGCGCCCGGGTCTGTATTGCTGTGTCCAGCGGTTAAGGTTACGGTTTTGCCCATTCATCATCTCCAAAAAGGTTGAATAACATTTGAAAACCCCATTAAACCGTCTTTAACCCATCGTCCTGAACGGTAGATGTTTCAAACCCGACAGACCAAAAAAAAGGCCGTCTGAATACAGACGGCCAAAGCCTGGTCATACATCACTGCCTAAAATAACGCCGCCTGCCGTGCCGCAGGTCTGCTCATCTCATTGATAATTGTATATCCCGTGCGCGAAGAGATACCGTATTTAGGGCATAGCTTCGTCATCGCCATAAGCCCGCTCTCCTTATCAATATCGCGCAATTTGACAAACTCCTGATAGAACCTATGGTTTCTCAACTGTATTAAAGCCTTGCCGCACCGTGGTACATACAATTCCTCGCCACCATATACCCGCAACAGCTCATGCGTTTTCACTTCGCCGATGGCTTCGACTAAAATTGCCAAACGCTCGGTGTCCACCTTACCCTTGCCAAATTTAAACCGCGCCCCGCCAATCGCCTTGACCAGCTGTTCCGTCGCTGCCAGTCCGATGACATCCACAATGTCCAACACGGTATCCGGCAATAAATGTTCAACTTTTTCGAACTCCATCATCCCCACTCGCTTTTTCCGTTTTCCTGTTTTCCGCAATCTGCAACGCAGCAACCAATTTATGTAGCTGCGTATCGTCTAAATATTCGACCTTATCCTTACCAAACATCCGCCGCGCCATCGCATGAGCGTAGTTCCAATGTTTGCCGCCGACGGTCAGCAGGGCTTCGACTTTGTCCAACATTGCTGCCGATGATGTCCGACGCAGATGCGGCTTGCCATGCGGATTACCTTTTGCTTTAGGCTTGAAACCGTGCGACCGCATATCAGCGACAACAGATTCAAGTTCAGAAACATCCATATCCGCACACGACCGCTTGCCCGTCACCCGCTCCAACACCGCGCGATAGGTACCATCGTCCAAGCCCAGCTCCTTTTGAGCAATCTTGATTTTCGCAATCAACGCACGGCGCATCTCAAACCCCTAAAACACAATATATTGATTAATTAACGCATATTATACAGATAAAATACTATATATTGTAGTAAGCCGCTGTTTTTTTTTTGCGAAACGGATAGGCATAAAAAAAGCCGTCTGAAACAGGTTTTAAACCCCATTTCAGACGGCCTTTAATCAAGCTTTTAAACAACCAAAAAAGATAAAATTAACGAGAGAGAAAAGCGGTTTCCAATTTTCGGTTGGCGTTTTCGACTTGAGCGTGGATGTAGAAGGAATCGCGTGCGGCAGTTCTTAAAAATTCCAGCTCATCAGTATTTAAATTTCCGTTTTCCATCACGACATCTCCCGCTTTGACATACCTTGTATAGCCCCAATTTTTCCAAGCATATAAATAACATCTTGCACAGCGACCCAAGTTAATTGGGCAGGAGTGCCGCCATCTCGGATAAGGAGATCTCCATGAGGTACATAGCTAACTTTACCATCAGGCAAATCTTCAATTTCAATAACAATTTTCGCCATCACATCAACTCCTGATTATGTGGTTCAACACTGAAAAACTCCTTACCCTGCACAATCTTAATGCCCGGCACAGGGTTGTCAGCGAAAAACTCAGGTTCGTTTAATACCGCGTCTTTATTGACTTCTTTTTTCACGCGGATAAAGCGTTCCAAGTCGGGCTTGGACTCCAATAAAGCCAGCACCGCATCAACACCGCTGACGCTGCATTTTGGCGGGTTGTTTCGCCAACGGATAATGCCTGTCGTCAGGTCGGCAAATTTGACCTTGCCGCCATCTGTCAGTGCATCGCGGTTTGCTTCGCTCCATGCCTGTACACCTGCATGGATGGCATTGATTTCCGCCATCAGGGGCGCAACACGCTCGTCTGCCTGTTTTTGCAGCTCTGCCACATTATCATTATGGTCGGCTTGGATGCGCTCGATTTCGCGCTGCAAATCACCCATGCGTTTGATTTGAACCGACGCGTCCGCGCGGTCTTGGATGCCCACAGTCAGGGCTTCAGTTTTGGTTTTTTTAGCTTTAGCCATTTGCTTTTTCCTCCAGTTTGTTGAGTAGTTGATATACTTCGCTTACTTCAAATCCTTTAGTTTCAGCAAAACTGATAAAGGCATCCCAGTCTTGCTCTAAATATTCGTCCAATAGACGGTATTCGTGCGGTTCAATCATGATGTTTTCCTTTAATCTTGATCTGATAAGTCTCGTAAAATTTGACTTAAAAAATTCTCGTGGAGTGCTGTTTGCCTTTTTCTCAGATATCCTGCTGCAGCATGTCCGGCAAAGATTGCAGGAGTTTTTTCACTATCATCTCCCAATCCTTTGATTTCAAAATCAAATAAGCTTTTGGTACTATCTTTAATAGTAATAATGACTTTAGCCATTTTCTTTTTCCTTTTTGCTAGTTGATGATTAAGGGCTTTCCAGTTTGACCCTGATTGATTCGGCATCTCCTGCCGTATGGCCGTTTTCTTCGCACCACATGGCAAATAACAACCAGTAGTAGCCGACAAATTCAGCCAGTATTGCTTCTTCGGTTTCTGACAATTTCATTTTTCACTTCCTTTCCGGTTTAAAGTCTGTCTGACTTTGGCCAACTCTTCCCGTCCTTTTGCCCGGTCGTGTTGCGGTTTCTCCAACATCACACGAGGTATCAACCGTGGCGGCAGGTTGCGGAGCAGTTCGGCGGGTTGCGGCCATGTTTCCGACTGCTGCAACACCTTAAATCCCGTCTGAATCCGTATCGGGTCATACTCCGGCGAGACGATTTCCTTGGCTTCCTTCAGTTTCCGATACCAAATTTCCGCGACTACCGGCAGGTCTTGCGCTGCGGGGCGGTTGGGCAGATTGAGCGCGGCGAGCAGCGAAAAACCTGCCGCGAGTTCCAGTTTCGCCCAATCATCTCCCGCCCATTCGCCCAAGGCTGCCACACCTTGCCGCAGTTTTGACGGCGCGCCGCCTTCGCCCACTCTCCCTGTTGGAGAGGACTGGGGAGAGGGCAACCCCGAACCCTGCCACTGGCTCACAATCTCCAGCAAATAACCATGCGACTTTAAGGGCAGTTTCAGACGACCTTGATCGCGGGCGTTGACGGTTTCGTTAAAGCCGTGCAACCAAGCCTCGGCGGGGGCGGGATGGGACACGCCGTCGCGCTCCGCCTCCTGCGCCTTAATCATGGGCATCAACTCGCCCAACAGCTTCGCGGTACGCGCCCAAGAAAGCTGCGATTTGGCGGGGCGGAACAAGCCGACATACCGTATCGCCGCCTTGCCCATATTTACATCTAATTCCAGCAACATTTTCAGCACTTCAGCTGCTTCGGCATCCCCGACCAAGCTATCTAAGCTGTTGGACGCACCGCAGTTGGGACAACGGCAAATCATGTTTCGATCTCCCAAACATCGCGGCGACGGATAATTTTTTCAGTTTTGACTTTTCTCCGAATCCATTGGCCACAATATTCGCAACAACGACTGTTTTTATTAACTTCGCGCCATTTGTGCGCAAATTCGTTAATTGCACAGCCTCCGATACGCTGATAATCACTCCACCTGACTTCTTCAATAACTTTCCCGCCTGGTTTAAATGCATAAATCTCTGCTTTTTCGCCAGGTGAAAAACCAATTGGAGCACCGATAAACCATCCACCAGTGTCATGCCACCCGATACGCCAAATACCTAGTGTGTCAAATTTGGCGATAACCGGCATACCTCTATGCGGTATTATTTTTTTGTTCTTTTTCAAAAACCGATAAATAAAACCGTTATATTTAGGGTCTTTTTTGGGATTGAATTTTTCGATGTTCATTGTTTGTCCTTCCAAACATCGCCACCGGCCTGTACATTTCTATTGTCTTCTTTATTCGGTCTAGCGATATTCATCGTATTTCCTCCCAAGCTTCTATTGCCATTGTCAGCGTTGCCGCCTCTGCTGTTTTAAAAATACCGTCCGGCGCGCGGGCAGCAATCACGAAACCCTCGCCGTCCTTCTTCATAACCATCAGCTCGCCACGGTCTTCGAGCCATTCGACCAAGTCTTTTTCGTTCATTTCCGCTCTCCAATTTGTTTTACGCCGTCCGTACCATTCATTGCATGGTGTAACTGCACTTTCTTACCTGATTCCATTCCTTGAACTAATGCCTCATATTCCATTGTTGACCCTTGTAGGATTGACGATTTCGCATCTCTTGTTCTCGCTTCGACCATATCCGGATGTTTTTTCTTTTCGTATCCGTCCATAATGGCTTTCTCTTCGTCGGACATCTCAAATTTTTTGACTGTCTCCCAAGCACCCATAATCCAACCATCGCAAAATTGGTCGGCAAGATAAGTTCTGTGTGCGGGCTTTCTTGCTCGGCAGGCTTTCAAAAATTTGCGGCGTTCGGCGGAAATCTGCCGATAAACTACATCAAAGGCATAGGCTGAGATTTCTGCTCGATTTCCAATGCCGTAAAACATCATCGTCTTCCCGCGTTTGTAAGTTTTGCATCCGAATACATCGGAAATCATAGTTGCAACACTCCATTGCCAATTTGCCAATTTAAAAGCCATTTTTCGATCGGCTTTCTGTTCAGAGACTTCTGATAAGGCAATATCCACAGCATTGACTTCATACTTTTTCATCAGTACTTGCGCCTGTTTCATCGCCTGCGCCGCTTCGTGCTCATTTGCCGATTTACTCAAAGCCAAACACTTTTTGATTTTTTCCAAAACTGCCTGCTTATCCATTTTTCATTTCCTTTTCTTCTTTCAGACGACCTTTGCCGTCCTGATCTTCAAACTGCGCCTGATATTCCGCGATTGCCTGTTCGCGGTTTCGCTTCACCATAAACTTCGTGGCGCGCCGGCGGTGTTGTCCCCATGCCTGCCAGTCCGTATTGCGTCGTCGGTAGCTCATTTCCCACTCCCTTCCGGCTCGCGCCATCCTTTAGTAATCGCCCGTTCGCCGTACTTGGCGCGGATTTCCTCGACTGCCCGTTTCAACGCCATTTTTTTGGCTCGGTTTAGTCCCCGTTTTGGACGTCTGAACTTATTCATAAACCACTCCTTCCATCTTCTGCTCCACACTCATTGCCTCGTAGGCATGTCTCGTTTTCAAAACTTCCAAATCCGCCTGTCTGTCCATCGCCTCGACCTTAGTCGGCTCTTTCGCAACCGGTTCGGGTTCTTGGGTGCAGCCATACAACGCCATTCCCGAAACGAAGCACCACACCCCGACCACCATTCCAACCGGCACACACCGCCAAAAACGTGGCGCCACAAACATCTTCCAATCAACTTTTTTCAAAACTTGCACTTTCGTTTTCCTTTTAAAACAATAACTTATTAAAATCATAGGGTAAAAAAATATATAGCCCTGTCAAAGACTTACCGTTTCAGACGACCTATCGGATAATCAATGTCGAGTATTTTTTGATAATGCCCGATTGCATTTTGATGCCGTTTTTGTTTGCCGTTCGTACCGCACCGCACATCAACTTACTCATCCGTCGCGTATTGCCGTTGCTTTGTTTAACCAGTTCCGCAATCGTCGCATCATCCGCTTCCGGCATCGCCGCTCTGGCAATTTCTTCCAATTCCTCGTCTGGCATCGAGTCGCCAAGATTCAGCGCAACCGATACGCGGCTATAAAGTTGCACCAGCTCGCCATGTTTACCGCGCAGATTTGCCACCAATCGCGGCATACCGCTTAAAACCAACCCGCAGCCCGTGTCATCGTGCAATCGGCGGATAATCTCAAGGGCGCGTAATGGCAGGTTTTCCGCCTCATCGACCACAATCAGACGACCCGAATCACGCAGTCTGTCCGATACAGACTCAAACAAATCATTCAGGCTGCCGACCGTTGAGACCTTCGCCGTTGCCGCCAACTTGCGCATCAGCACAAGTGCCGTAAAGCTCGGATTAGCCTCAATCAGGATGGCGGCGGGATTCTTTTCGCAGTAGTTTTTGACCGCCTGAGTCTTGCCTAAACCCGCTTGGCCGTAGATAACGACCGTGTCGCCCGCTTCATGCGCATCGCGCATCACTTCAGAGATTCGGCGGGTCGTTTTGGTCGATACAAACCCCAACACCAGCTCTTCGCGTTGCGCCTTACTTTCCTGCACCTCTAAAAACGCTTCGATTTTCGGCTCGATGGTTTCATATTTGCCGCCTTTTGCCGCGTAGGTATCATTCAGGTACATACTGATAGATGCCGGAGATACCCCGATACCGCGCGCAAGCATCGTCTGATTCATCCCTGATTTGGCTTTAAATTCAGCCAGTTTTTGTTGCAGTGCTTTGTTGGCCGTATTTGTCATGATGTTTTCCTTATTAAAAGTGTTTTAAAACCGTTTTAACTACATATCCGCCTCAAACAAGACAATCTCGTCGTCTGTTCCCGTTTTCGGCAATACCGCATACTCCGCCTTGATGACGTTTCCGCCCAAATTTCCCAGCTCGTCCCAAGCTGCCGCCTGTTCCAGAGCCGGATCGACTTCCGCATTCGCGAGCTTGATTGCATTTTCCGCCCGCTTGATTTTGCCTTTTCGGCGGTTTTCCGCCAGTTGGTCGCGTCGGCTGACTGGGAACGCCTCGCGGGTATTGCCGTTGATTTGTGCCTTCGTGATGAACTTACCGTCCATATCAAACACATTGACCACCGACGCATCGTCCAAATCGTAGCTGACCCGTACCTCGTCTTTGTGATACTCCGCCAGCTCCACCGAGAAATAAGAGTTGTTGAACAAATCCAACCAGCCGCGCTGTACTTTTCGCACCTCCTGCGGCATAAACATCGTCGCCAGCTCTTCCGCCGACAACATATCCGGCGCGATACCGTCCTGTTCCAGCCTCATTGCCCGATAAGCCTTCGGCGTATAATGCCCGCCGTCAGGATGTCGGGGCAGCTCGCCGTGCGGGCGGTTGTTGTATTCGTCGATACACTTGACCACATCCGCTATAAATCGCGACCAGCTCGGCAGCTTTTTCAAATATTTCCGTTGTTCCTCCGTTAAATTCTTGCCTTTTTCCAAAGCGTTAAACGCACTTTCCATCTTGCGGTACATCAGATTCTTCGTGCTGCTGTCCATCCCCGCGCCCGCAAACGTCTCATACTGGCGCGCCATCTCAATCAGATTGTCTTTCCACCATCGCTCGATGATGCCTCGACCTTGTGGGTTGCCCGCGATACCCGTTTCATGGCGGATACCCAATCGGGACGTAATACCCGTGATTTCATGGTCTATCGTCTTGCCTGTCTGACCGCCGCCGTTATCCGAGTAGTAGATAATCGGCAAACCAAAGTGCTTGACCCCGATACGCAGAGCGTCCGATACCGCCACACAACTTTCAGCAAGAGAGACCGAAAATCCGACCACAAACCGCGTACATCCGTCGATAATCACCGTCACTTCAGGCTTAAACGGCCTGCCGTGTACCGGATGCGCGACTTTCGATTTAAAACTGTGGCCGTCGCCAATCCAAACATCGTTCGGCTTCAAAGCCCCCCAATCACGTTTCACATAAGGCAGCAGCGATTTATAAGCCGCCCCCGTTTTCCTGCCGCGCTCCTGCATAATCAGCGGGAGCTTTTCCCAAACGCGCCGCACCATACTCAAGTTAGGCACATCATTGACCGGCATATTTTCCGCTTCAGCCCACTGCATAAATCGACGGTAGCTGTGCGCCAGCTTCGGCGCGGACGGAATATTGTGAAACTGCATAAATGTCGGCAACCAACCGTAGCTCTCAATCGGTTTGACCGCCTTAGTTACCTTCGGAGCCAAAGAGACCAACCGCTCCGTCGCGTTTTCCGCCTTAAGGTAGGCAGAAATCCAGCCGTCTAAAGTACGTTCGCCAACCTTTGCCGACCGACTGCGGTCATTTGCCGTTTCCAAGTTGCCGAGCGTAACCTCGTCCAACTTACCCTCCGCCAGCAGCCTCAAAAACTGAGCCACCGCAACCTTGGCAGAGCAACCGTATTGATATTTGATACCCAACACCGCCGCCACCACCGCACATCGTGCATCCGCCACTGACCGTTGTTTCTCGTTCAATCGCTTTGCCGCTTCCGCCAAGACTTGAGGCGACATCGCCGTTTTCTCCTGTCTGATTTGGGGCAGGGTTTTCGGCATACTCTCCGCCAGCTCGTCCGACTGCCGTTTCATGATGGCTGCTCGGATTTCGGCGGGGAGGGAGGCGATTTCATACAGCTTTTTGGGGCGGCCTCTTCCTATTTGCTCAAAACAGTGTCGCCAATTATTTTTCTTGGCATGGTATTCAATCCCTTGCCTATCAGTTGGCAGACTTGGGATACCTAGTTTCGCAATATCTGATGCAGATATTTTCATATTTACGCTTTCTATTTTTGCTTAAATGCGTTACCCTTTTGGAACTCTTTAGCAAAACCGTTATCTATTTACAGACTTGGGAAAGTAGGCTTACGGTTTCTTTTCTCAAACCTAGAAGGCCAAATCTCCTCTGCAGGTACTCCGATTGCAGCAGCTATAATCTTTTCGCCTTTTAGGTATGGTGCATCTAAAGCCTTTCCCAATGTATTTGGTGCTAAATTGGCTTGAATAGATAATGCCCTTACCGACCAGCCCGCCTTTTTAAGACGAGCCACAATGTCAGCACGATGCCAATCTGTCATGGTTTCTTGCTTTTTTTTCATCTTTGCATTTCCTTAATTAAGTAGGTTTGTTACCCGCTGTTATTGAGTAAGCGAGTGAATTATATTTAGCAAAATAGTTTCTTGCAACTCTTTTGCTAAATTATTTTACGCAAAAAAGAGATTAATTTAATAACTTTTTGATTATTTGAGTAATTTTATTTAAGCAAAAGAAACACTTTTTTGCTTAATGTTTTGCTTAAATGAGTGAATACTATGGATACTTTTTTAGAAAGGCTTAAATCCCTTTGGCCTGAAGGTGTAAAACCGTCTGACATCTATAACAAGATAGACATGTCAGCGTCTGGTTTTAATAGAGTTTGGAAAGAGGGAGCCGTCCCAACGGCTGATTACCTCGTCAAGATTCAAGAGGTTACAGGCTGCGATCTCAACTGGTTGCTGACAGGCAAGGGCGTGCCATACCTTGACCGCGCCCGTCCTGAGAATGCCGGAGCCTTCCCCGTATCCGATACCGACGCAGGCGCGGTCGATACGCTCGGCAATCCCGTCGATTTGCGCGAATTCGTCTTTATTCCACGGTACAGCGTCGAAGCTGCAGCAGGGCATGGGCAAACCGTAAGCGACGAAAAACCCCTATTCTGTATGGCTTTCCGCCGCTACTGGATAGAAAACTACGTTACCCGCCAAACAGACAAACTCTCCGTAATCGCCGTCAAAGGCGATTCAATGGAAGGCATCCTCAACCACGGCGACAACATCCTAATCAACCACGCCGAAACCGAGCCGCGCGACGGCCTGTACGTCCTACGCATAGGCAACGACCTTTTCGTCAAACGCGTACAACGTATGCCGGGTAAGCTATTGGTAACATCAGCCAACCCACATTACGCCCCCTTTGAAATAGACCTAAGCCATACAGACGACGACATCGCCATCGTCGGACGCGTAGAATGGTTCGGCCGCTCCGTGAACTGATTTTAAAAACCTCTTAAAACCCGTTTAAAAACCTATCAAAACCCGACAGCTTTCAACAAAAAACCGCGCATTCCCGCGCGGTTTTGTGAAAAAGCTGATGCAACTTTTTTCCAAACACAAAAACGCCGAAATCCACGTCTTTCCAAGATTTCGGCGTTTTTTTATATCACTTATTATTTGTGCAAAAACTAACAGTCCCCCACAATTAAGGTCGTCTGAAAACGTTTTTCAGACGACCTTGTGGATTAAATTTAAATCAGGACAAGGCGGCGAAGCCGCAGACAGTACAAATAGTACGGCAAGGCGAGGCAACGCCGTACTGGT